CCGGCGCGGAAAAGATCGGCTATCACAGATCTGTCTGTGATAGCCCTTTCTTCGCCTTTTCGCATGGATATTTTACCGCTAAACGATTTTAACGCCCGGTAAATCATGCTGCCATCTTAAGGGCTGCAAGCCCCTGCTGATTCTGCACCTTCGAATCAAATTCAAGCCAACCAACAACACCCGTGGCGTGCTGGGTGGCGTATTTCTCGCGCAGAACCTGAATATTCATTTCCTCGCTCCATTTGGTAGCAAGGCAGCGCAGATCGCCGTAATAAATGGCGGTCTTTCCGGCTTCCATATCGCCCATGTTATCAGAAATAAAGATAGGCTTACCGAGCAGCGTGGAACCGAACGGGGCTGTAATATCATCCTGCAGCAGGTAGCGGCCTACGTCATCCTTAAGCAAACGCAGCGCGGTGCGGGTGGCCGGGCTCATGATAAACACAGCGTTAGGCTGGAATGCGTCCTTGATGCTATCTTTGAGGGTAATAACCTCATCTGCGGTGATCGCCGTAGCTGCCGCCGCCGTGGTAACGTTTGCAACGGTGGAAAGCCCCGTTACGCTGCCGCTGCCGTTAAGCAGTACGTTTTCGATAAAACGCTTGATGCTAAACGCCATTTCATCAACAACAAACCCTACGATGTCAAATTTGCTGTTATTAATGAGGCTGTTAGAAATAAGGGTAAGCGCGCCCGCAAGGTATCCGGTAAGCTGGATGCTGGTAAACTCACCAACGTTGCTTGCGAGCTCGTCAAACTCGGTAGCCCAATCAACCGTGATCGTGGTTGTGTCAACGTCGTAATAGGGCAGCTCAAAAGTACCTTTTTCATTGTACTTTGTGCTGCGTTCCAGAATCGGGCAGATGTCATACACTTTTTTAATGATTCTGTCTGCAATGGTAGTCGGAATAACCGCGCCGTTGTCGCCAACGGTCATGTTGTTGGCGCGTTCATTTGATACGCGATCTCTGATATAATCCTCAAACGCGCGGGTTTCGATTTTCTCGCGCTCCTTCCGCGCTTCATCCTCGGTTTTCTCCGGTTCGCCCGCTTCGGGTTTAGGATCCATACCTTTTTCCCTGTCGATATCGTCGGAGATCTCAAGGGTTTTTACGATCCGGCGCACGTTGTCGCGGATTTCCGCCAGCTCGGCGGCTTCGTCCTCGGTAAGCTCTCTTTTTTCGGCCTTTGCCTTGTTAAGCACTTCCTCGGCTCTGGTGATCAGCTCGTTTTTCTTTTCGTTCATGGCTTTTACGTACATTTTTTATGCTCCTTTCATTTCAGCTATGATTTTTTCGTATTCTGTGTAATCAATAGTTTTTTCTGTATCCTCAACGGGTTTTTCTTCCCGTGTTTCGGTAACTGTTACCTCGGTAATAAAGCCCTCACCGACGTTAATTAACTTATCGTCTGATCGGGCAGCAATGAGAGTGCCCTCATACGCCGGGCTTTTTGTGTTATCCAATATGGATACCTCATATAAATCCATATCTTTAACGGATCTGTGTGGGATGCCGTCTAACTCGCGGCGGTCAACGTCGCGATCTTCGAATCCAAACGACCACCCGGTAAGCTCTCCAGCGCGGGCTTTTTTGATCACGTCTGGATCAGTAACACATGCCCTTGCATAAAGGCCTATGTTATCCTCTGTAAGCTCAAGATTACCGTTTTTCGTGCTGCCTAAATCACGATTCCAATTGTGATTTAACAAAACGTGAATATCGTCGTTGCGTTCAATTGCCCGCTTAAACGCGCCTTTGCAAATGCGCTCGATAAACCGCCCTAAAACCCTATCATGCAGCGGTTTAGAATCTCGCTCAATCGCGTTTACGTAACCCTCTATTTCGATGGAATCGCCACGGATGTTAACTTTCATTTTATTGTTCACCCCCTCGGCGCATTATGCGTAATCAATCAATAATTGTCCACGTGTCCGCGCCTTGTATGTGTAAGCCCTTAACGCATACGGGCTTTGCGGTTTCTACGCCCTCGTTTTCGTCAACCTGTACGGCGTAAAATTCAACAAGATTTGTATCATACTGATGAATAATAAAACGCTGATACGTACCCGTGATAATCTCAGCAACGGCGTAAACGTTTTTATCAGCTGCCGCTGCTGCGTTAATATCTGCAACGGATTTATCTGCTGTAAGTGTTTCTCCGTCAATCGTAAACGTAACCTTGTAATCATTGTTAACTGCCTCAATTGCCGCTTGCAATTCAGCAATCGCAGCGTTAATAGCTTTGTTCTGTACAGGGTTTTCGCTGCTGTCGCTTAACTCCGGATCAACGGTTACGCCGCCTCCTCCGCCTCCGCCTGTGTAATTGTCTGCGATCTCGTTGATCAGATCGCCCGCCGTGTTTTTCTTTGCCGTACCGCCGCACATGGCGGTATACAGCTTTTTAAGTGCTTTGCTAATAGTCATGTTTATAACCCCCTTTTTTAATTTCCGCTTTCGTCGAAAGCTTGATCTATTTCGTGTGCCTCAATAACTTTTTCCGTGTTTAGCAACGCTTGTTTATCGGTGTTTGGCGTGTAGTACTTTTGCGTGTTGGTGTCATACAAAACAGCACCTAAACCAACGTTGATAACGTCCATTCCTTCGAGATAATTAAGATTTTCCGCCCGTCTGATCTCGTTGATCGTCAAAAAGCCAGTTTCTTTAGCCATCTTATACGCCGCGTAACGCTCGTTAATATTCGCCCTTAAAATCTCTTTTACGTCAAACTCAAAAAAATGATTCTTTTTTTCGTTCTCTAATAAAAGATCCCGATTGAGCGCAGTTTCGAATGCGCGAACAATCGGGTAAACGGCTTCTTTGAATGTTACGTAAAAATCATCGGATATGTGGAATATATTGTTGATCTCACTGGTAAGCGTTTGTTTGCTCTCATTAAGCTGCATTTCAACACTCGTATTAGAGGCCTCCTGAAAATCCAAACCGTTGTTCAGAATGACTACGTTTTCTTCATTGTTGGCGTAAAGATTTTTCCAAGCGCGCTTTAGAGCGTTAACGGCGTTTTGATCTATCGGCCTTGTTGATTTTAGAAACCCTTTTTTGTTGCCGCCGCTTTTAACGAGTCCAAGCTGATATATAAGCGTTCTGTATGCCGTTTCCAACGCTTTGCCAACCTCAACCGTTAACCCTATACCGCTTGCGCCGTCTTTGGTGTTTCGGAGAAGCTTCAAAAACTCATACGGATAGTATTCTTTATCACAAACCCATAACTTGAAATTTTTGTGTATAGGATCGTAATTACGCATTATAGATACGTAAATATCTTGCACATAAAAAAGCCCGGTAACGGTGTTTCTGTCGCGCTCAATATACGCATACCCTCCTTTGCCCATCAGATAATCCTCAACCATTGCTTTTTTCATCTGGTATGCGTCTAACGTGTCGCCAGTGTCGCCGTTCAGGATCTTAACGCGGGTGTCGTTTTCTTGTTCTTCAACCTTTCCGTTTTTTTGTTTGTATAACTTTATCGGCATGCTGGCAATTGTGCCGCTGATAAAATCAACCGCGCTTGATACGGATGGCAGCGTCATGGCGTTTTCTCGCGTGATCGGTTCACTGTTCAGCAACGCGGACAGAAGCACGTCTGATACAGGCGGCGTTACTGGCGGCGTGTCCGTGGTGCTGTCGCGTGTCCGAAAAAAATTCAATATTCCCATTCACTTACCCCCTTATATAACTTGTACCGTGAATGATGCTTGATTCAGAAAAACATCCTGTTGCAGCAGATATACGGCGTTAATTAAGCTAACTACCATATCAACCTTGCCCTTTGATTTCTTCTTATGCACGTAAAGGTTTTTGTTCGTATCATAACTGCAACGTGCGTTTTGGAAGTTTATTTCTAATAGTTTGTTTTCTGTGTACTGAAATTCATTTGCAAGAATCTTTTCTTTCAGCAGCTTTGTCGGCGGGTGTAAAACGCTTGAATGCTGCCGAATTTCAACCATGTTGTACCCGGCGTTTTCAAGCTTTTGCGCCGTGGAAAGCGCGTTCCATCTATCGTAACCAATAGCCTGTATTTTTACGCCGTATTTGCTTTCAAGGTTTAGTATAAAATCTTCAACAACGGCGTAATCAATCACCTTATCGCCGCAGGCCGTTACTTTATCCGTTTTGCATAGCTCGAAATAATCCACCTTTTCGGCAACGGTCTTTTCTTCGCGTCTTCCCTCCGGAATAAAGGCGAAAACGTCCGCCAATATATTTAGATCATCGTCAACGCTTACCATTGATACCGCGGTGTTATCGTTTGTTTCGGACAAGTCTAAACCAACGTACACTATACGACCGTACCAATCAATGTTATTAACGCGATTCTCTCGCACGTCTTTAACGTCGATAAATGTTTCTGTGCCAACGCCATGATAAATGATGTTGCAGTGCTTCGTTACAAAGTTTTCCCTTGCTGATTCCACCGCTATGGCGTAAGCCCGCTTTTTGAGAAGATCATCCCATATTTCGGGAATTTCCAACGCAACCGGGTTTGCTTGTTTTAGGATCAGATCGTCCGTTTCCCAATTTTTTGTACTATCAGGCTCATAAAGTAACGCAAACCGCGTTTCGTCTTTTTGTAAGCCATCTAATACTTTTTTGCTGTAATTAACTTCATCCTCAAACGGGTTATCAATTGTTGGGTATTTCGTCGAAATGACAAACCCTAACTTGTTTAATATGTTAAGCTGGCCGGATCGCATACTTTGTATAGCGTAACTGTTCGGTAACGCCCCGGCCTCATCACAAATAAACGCGTTCGGCAGTC